ATACGGGAACTATTATACATTTCTTGTACTAATAGTTCTTGTTGTTCAATTGGAAAACGATCTGTTGCAGCAGTCAAATCAAGACTCCAGAACTTATTTCCTGGTAGAGCCTTAATCTTAGGATTTTGGGTAAATGTTCGATCTTGAGAGAATTTTGTTCTCAAAAGATTAAACATATCCTTACTCATAGGATTAAGAGCTACTTGTGACCAATAATCAAATATTGCAATCACTCTAGCTTTGGCTTCAGGATCATTTACAATTGATAATCGCCTATTAATCATTCCGTATTTTAGATCAGGATTTATTCCTTTCTTAATATTGAAGAAATTATTAGCGATATACTTGACTAATTGAGGACTAATACAATTTAACTGGTTCAACATTGAACCAGTCATTGTTAATAATCCTTGAAAAGCAGTAATCAATGCATTTGACCCATGAGGCCCTGCTCTACCTGTAAAATAGAAGTGTGTTGTATCAAAAATTGGCTCTTCAAGAGTCAATTCAAAATCTTTCACAAATCTTTTTATAAATAAGGGATCTACTATACTTCTTTTGAAACCTTTAAAGGGGTTTGTAATAGAAGAATAGTCTGGATCCTGGACAAGGTCCATTGCTCTTGACACCGTTAAAAGTGTAAGAATAAAAGATATGCCTCTAGTGGTTTCTCTATACTTTTCAAGAAATTGAATAGCAGTAGGAAAACCAGTAATTTTATCGATACCAATCAACTCAGGATACTTCCGTAAGGGAGTACCCGAGATTGATTTAGTAACTAAAAGTCTCATTAATTTGATTCTTTTAATTGTCCAAAGCAATCCTTTTGTTCGTTGATATTTTTCAACTAATAATAGAAATTGTTTGGTATCTTTAATTTTATCTGTTCCATCAACTTTATATCATAATTTTATTACTAAAATAATTATCTTTTTAATTGTTTTTGTCATAAAAATATTATGTAAAGGCTGAAAATACAGCTTTAGTCGTTATTTTGTTCTGTGCCCCAAGAGTAATGCAGAGATAATCTGGATCTCTCTTTCAATGAGAGCTCTAGAAAATGTGAACCCCATTTCCTAAGGAAAGTGCCAGGGACTATGAAAGAAGTCCCGGGAAATTCTTGTTTATAAATAACAAGGAAGTGCCGCAAGGC